TGCGCCGTGGCCACATCTACACTAGTTGTAGCTCCAGTAGTTACGGGCGTTGTACTAGCAGTATCAAGAACAGTCGCTATACCAGTGTTAGTGTCAACCGCTACAGTGCTTCCAACGGTAATATCATTGCCAACATTTACAACTTGTGTGCTGCCATTTGCGTCAGCAATGATAGCTGTTCCACTGGTTGGATCAACAGCCACCACAGTACCAGTGTTAGTGTCAGCAGTTGTTTTACCTGTAGTAGATGTGCCACCAGTTACATCAGTTACTAATTGGTTAAGGGTTGTGCCTGTATTGTTTGCATTACCACTTGACTCTATTACTGCCTCAACTGGCGCAGAAGTAGCAGACGTTCCTTTGCCAACAACGCCTCCAACAATGGCTTGCGTTAGTAAATCATTAACATTTTGTTCTTTACCAAGAACCAAATTAACAGCAGCTCCTGCCCCAGCCTCTTGCCCAGCTTCGGTAACTGTTTCGGTTGTAACTTTGCCAGTACCTTTGGCAACTACGTTATCTAACTTCCCGGTAACAAAACCGCCTAATTTACCAAGTGTTGCTTGAATCAATGCTTCAGTAGCACCAGCAGCAGCTCCTGCTTTTCTTGCTGCATCTAAACCGTCTTGATGCGAGCCACCAGCTTTAATATTTTCATCGTATGCTTGTATTGCCGAATTACCCGCCGTGTCTCCGGTATCTATTAAACCGCTGGCCACCATAATGCCTTTAGCAGTACCGCCTCCTAAAAACAAAGCGGGCAATTCTTGTCTAAATTCAACAATAATTTGCCTGCTTAAGCCGCTGGTGCCATCCATAATGCGGCCTGCAATCACAGCAAGCTTATCGGTACCGGGCGCTAGTTTGAGTAAGTTTAATGTTTCATTCCAGTTTGCAGTATCTTTTGGACCATCACCAATAGATTGGCCTGAAACAATAAGATCATTGCCACTTTTTATTAAAGCATCAGCAAGTGGTTTATTGTTAAACATTAAAGCCGTGCCGCCAACAGCATTTTTTGTTAACTCGCCCACCGCTTCATATGCCGTACTCACACTGTTTGTGATTGGGCTGTTGGGATTTTTCTTTAAATAATCGTTAGCCGCCTCACTACTCAACTTCATTTGATCTTGAATTGATGAAGCTAAATTGCTAAAAAACCCACTTGACTCAGTTTTCTTAAGTGCAGCGGCTTGTTGTTTAGCAAGTGCATCTGCGGCGGCAGATCGTGCGGCAGTGTCACCTTGTGCGGCAACCGTCTTTGAGGCATCGGTTACTGTAGATAAATTAGCAGTATTTAGTGCATTAATTTTGGCATCGGCTGCTTTAGATGATTCCTCTGCCGTAGCGGTTGAATACTCTTTGCCGTTGTAAGTAAACGTCTTTCCTGCACCCAGCCCTTCGCGCGCAATCTTGTAAGCTGCCTCGCGAGTTGGTGCGTTTGCTATGTCAGTCTGAAGGTTTGCCGCTTTGGCGTCAGCAATGGCTTGATCTACAACAGAGCTAGACGTACCCAGTGTGTAGGTTTTACCATCAAAGGTAAAGGTTGTTCCTGTTGGGTTGCGTATCTTTGCCAAAGCCGCAGCCTCTTCAAGCGAGTCAGCTTCCGCATTACCAATGGTTGTATTGTTAGCTTTTGCATTAGCAGCTATTTGAGCGTCTATGCCCTCAAACTCACCACCCTTAAGGTTTGCGGCTGTAGTTGCAGCAGTGTTTGTTTTAAGTGCTTCAGCCTCAAGATTAGCAATTGTATTGGCGGCATTATTGTTTCCAAGCGTATAGGTCTTGCCATCAAACGTAAAATTATTAAAGCCAGCAGCCTGTGCAAACGCAGCAGCCGCATTAACATCTTTAGCGCTAGACGCATCAATAGTTAAATCTTTATTAAGTTGATTGGAAATTTGAGTGTCAGTATCGTCAGCAAGATTAAAGTCTGCAAATGATGCGCCAGAGTTATCAGTTTTGGTCGTAATGCCTGTTACTTGGCCTGTAGTTTTAGCTTCGTTGATTGCAGAATTGGCGGCAGCAATAGCACTGTTAATAACAATTTGATCCAATGGCTTACCAGAGACTGCGCCTGTAACTGCGTTAGTAACCATTTTTTGTTGGTTAGCAGTTAAATCTCCAAAGCCATCAATGTTGCCTAAAACAGAATTTACAAGGCCGTTTGCTCCACCAGCAGCAGCGCCTCTAACTGCGGCATCAACAATATTGTCGCCAGAAAGTAATGCAGTACCAGCAGAAACTGCGGCGTTTTGAAAAGAATTAGTTAGAGTCTTTGTAACGGCGTCTGATAAACCAAGGTCTTTAATGAATGAGCCACCCTCCTTCATAAAGTCCATGCCGGGTATTTGAGCACCAGCAAAACTAATAGCGGCGCTTTTAACTACGTCACCAATATCTTTACCGCTTAAAACGCTGATAGCCATGTTGGCTGCAATTTGTTGAGGTATAGATAAACCACCTGTGGCTACAGCTATGGCAATCTGACCAATTGGCCCTAGATCTTGCATCAAAATTGCAAGGTCATTTGATGTGGCTTGTGTGGTGTAGAAAATAGGAGAGCCATCTGCACCAAACTGCACACGGTAGCCTGTGTTGCCTTTGCCATCAAACGTACCGCCAAAAGCGTTGCCTTGTTGACGTTCACTATAAGTATTGGCAACTTCTTTTCCAGTCAATTTATTACCAAATACTTCTTGCTTTCCTACAGGTGCAATGTATGTAGTACCCCCACCCCCACCTTCGCCGCCGGGGTCAAACTCAGTTTTAACCAAACTAGGGTCAACCGGTTTGCCATCTTGGTCTACGTAACCAATAATTTTTTGTGAATAAGATTGTTGACCTTCGCTGTCAGTTACCAAGTCGCCTTGCCCGTATACAGGCTGTACAGCGGCATCAACAGTTTTAGTTATTTTGCCAAATTGTTTAATGTCTGTAATACCAGTGTCAGCCAAAATCTTGGCCATGTCTTCTGCGTTCTTTTCAGCGGAACCTTTGCCTTCACCTTTCCACTTATCAGTAGTACCTTGAGCTAAAATTTGACCTTTTAAATTAGCTATGACCGGATTGGTTTTTTCAAGTTGTGCTACCTGTTTAAACTTCTCAACTTCTGCTGGCTCAATGGTGTTGCCAAATTGTTTTTCCCATTCCTTAACCACTTCTTTAGACTCAGGCTCTCGGCCAAGAACTTCTTTGTAAAGCTCGGTAACTGTTGTTGGAGCTGGTGCAGGAGGGGGGGAGCCAGTAGCATCTTGGTACTGAGCAGCACTAACTCCAGCGTCTTTCATTGTCTGATTGATCAAAGCAGAGTCAGCATCTGGGTTAGCGTTTAACCACCCTAAAATGTCTGCATTTGTTACTTGGGCGGGTGCTGGAGTCTCCACTGGTGCGACTGGCAACGAAGCAATGCCCGCAGGCTCATTTGCTACTGGGGCAGAAGGTGGCGTGTAAACTGGGTCAGGCTCAAACTGTTGCGCGTAATAATCTACTTCTGGAGAAGCAAGCGCGGCCTCATACCTAACCGTTACTTCTGCAACATCAGCGCCAGTTGCTTGTGCCATTTGTTCAGGAGACACTCCTGCCTCTTGCATTGTCTGGGCAATCAGTTCGTCACTGGCTCCGGGGTTGGCGTTTAACCAGCCTAGAATATCTGCGTTAGTAACCGCCATTATCCGACCTTCCAATTCGTTCCGTCAGAGTATACGGGCGTAGCAGTAGCGCCACCACTCGCAACGGTTGCTCCGAATACAGGAGCCAAAGCATCCGTTACAAAAGACCTTGATCCTTTTCCAGATGTCACCGCACTTGGCAACGTTGCCACTGTGTAATTAGTCAGGGCAGGGATAATCTCATCTGTCTTTAGCTGGTTCAAAATAGCATCAACCCTGTTAAAGTACAGGCGAAGCACATTGTTTAACTGATCGACATACAGCCGGTCATACTCAAACGGAGACAGCGGTAGGTTAGGCGCGGCTACCTGATTGATCTCAAAGTCAGAAATAACAATCATGTGTTACCTCTGCGACCGTCTTGTTTGATGTCAATACGTGGTGAACCCAACTGCCAAGCGCATCCCAATTGATTAGACTCAATTTGAATAATCATCTGACGGCCTCGTACCCTAACGTACACCTGACCCGTAAACTGCTCAATCACTGAGGTAGATGTACGGGTTACTGTGGCACTTGAGTTACCGCCTACAGAAATAGGATTGTTATACCCAGAGCCTGAGTTTTGCATGGGGATCAGCGTCATGGTGACTTGAGGAGATGCCGCATCAGACCCTCGGAATGTAATGTCAGGGAGCATCCTCCAGACAAAACCAAAGTGATCGCCATCGTCAATGTCAAACTCGGCAGAACCAATAATAGAAGAAATAGCCACTGGTGTGCCGCTTACGTTGTCATCATTGCCCTGCTCATGGTCAACAAGGTTATAGGAGTACGTAGCCGCCAAGGGATGGTTACGCAGTCCTGAATCAAGCCATGCCGTGCGGCCTAGTGTCCCATAAGACCAGACATCTTCTGAGTAGTTATAGATTACATACAGGTCAATGGTAGTGCTACTAGCAGAACAATAGAACCACCAGACTTCGTTAAAGCCTTCGTTAGTCCCAGCAAACACTTGAGATGCCTGCGCTAAGTTAATGTCTTGAAAGATGTGACGGAGTAGATCGCAACGCATAGTCTGGGTGCGACCATCGTATTTATAGAACTTCTCTACACCCATCCAGTAGATTACACCAGACGCGGCAACAGCCGCATTGGGGCCAATGATGGAAGTGTTATCTCCCAGAAGCTGGCTAGACCAAACTACAGGAGAGCCTTGGTATTGGAGTGAATACAAGGCCGAATCGGTAAAAACCACAATCTCTTGGCGGGTCTGTACGCAAGTAATGATTTCTGAGCCGTGGGACAGGCGAATGCTACCGGCTTGGTTTGTCGCAGATGGTGTCCAGTTTGTTACGGATTCTTGGTCTGACCAGCGAATTAGCATTGGATCTTGCACTGCACTGCTGTAATCATTACAGCCAAACGCAAACACAAACCGGCTTACGTCAGCAACAAAGATTAAATTCTGGATAGTCGGGCAATCTGATGCGCCGCCCAGTTGGACAATATCAATGCCTCTAGGAGATATAGTCTGAATACCAGACTGCGTTCCGCTGGTGTTAATAGCCGCACCGCCAAAAGTCAAAGACAGATTACAGGTTGTTCCTGTACTACCCACTACATAGTAAATCGTTCCCACAACCAAGCCAGTCGGCAAAGCACCAGTTGTGTTTAGGTAAACCGCAGTGCCATTTCTCAAAGCCACAGTTAACACAGCGGGAGATGCAATCGTTACTGTAAAAGTTAACGGCGCAACGCCAATCTGGGCATCCCAGTAATAGATAGCCCCGCCTCTTGGAGCGAAGATTAAGTCTTCACCAAAGTTGCTTTGACTCCATAACTGGATGGAATTAAAAGAGTTAACACCAACACCCCAAGTGCCTGAACCCCAAGGGCCGCCACCCCAAC